ACACCATCACCATTTAAATCATATTTTTCATATTGACTATCTGGCTCAAGTTTTTTTTGTGCCACAACTAACTCCTTTTTTATCTATTTTCTTCCTCTTTTCGTTTTCTCTCTTCCTCTTTAAGATGATTTATCAATAAACCAACATATATTTCCCTCTCCCACGGTAACATTTCATCCAATTCTGTTAAACTATATTTATGATGTTGCATCATAGAAAAATTTAGTTCATAGTGAGTTTTTACTGATACATGTGAGAGGGCTAACCAAAAAAACTTTCTAATCCTTGAAGAACCACTTCATTATCTACCTCTGTTTTTGGATTTTTGACATTTATCACATGAATAAGCTTTGGCATTGTGTCAAAAAAATCACCAATTTGTTCAAACATATCTGGTGGTAACATGTCAATAAATTCAGTTAACTCCTTATCGCTCATATCAACCCTGTTATATATTGTGTCACCATCAGTAATTTCAGTAACACATCTATGCATCAGTTTAATTACATGTTCAACTAAATCATCTGCGTTATCAATATTTAAATCAACCACATCTTTAACAGTTGGGTAACGCAAAACAATTTTAATCTTGTCCGATATGTCAATTGTGTTGCTGTGCTCATCATTTGATTGAACATCAATCTCATCAAGATTAATCTTAACCGGCACTCTTGTCTCCTCATCATCTGGACACAAGATACTTAACTCTGCCGTTTCACCAACCGATTTACATCTTATTTTCAGAAACACATATTCAAAATCAAACACTGCCATTTCTGATAAATTCAATTTTCCATATGTGCAACTATCTACGAGAGATTTCATTCCATTCATAATATCTCTCTGGTTTTCAGATTCCTGTAAAATCATTAATGTTTTTTGTTCTTTTACAAGAAATGGTCTATATGTTATTTCTTCTCCTGTTGATGGTAGTTCTAAAGTGTAATTTGGTATATCAAGTTTTGGTAGTGCCATAATTTTTTCATCCTTATATTAATTTTCTCATTAGTCATCAACAGGCCCTTTAGGTATGGCATTGAAATTTGATGCCAATTGAGCCGGTGTAAGGTTCAGTGAATTTCTTTTAACTGTGTCTTGAGATGGTTCAACTAATTCTCCACCAGTTTGTTGAGACTCTGCATCTAATGGTGAGAACTTTCTAAATGTCCACGCCACTGTAGTTTTTCTAATTTCTGTAGTTGGTCCTGCTGCTAAATTTAACCCTGCAATAGATTTGGGATAACACTCCTCCACTTTAAGACCAAATGTCTTTTCATTGTTTTGGTTCAGTAAATATATATCTAATGTTCCAATATAGTCATTATAATATCCAGCATCAAAATTGATTACATCATATGACAATTGTTGCCACTGCTCGAAAAATTTTCTATCATCCAATCCAGCTGTTGATTGAATAATCATACTAATTTCTTCCGCAAACAATGGTTGTGTGACATACTCCCTTTGTGGTCCAGTAATAGCACCCGCACTCGCTATTTGAGTTTCTAATGACCTACCGGGCATTATGAGACTTTCTGCTCGTAAAGAGACTTCCCTATTACTGATCCCCCCCATAGTGGTTGCCCCTTTTGGTGGGAAAATCTGCACTTCGTATTGATTTGGTTTTCCAGATGAATTTTGCGCTCTAAATGCTGATACAATATCCCTCAGTCTAAATGCGGCACCATCTTTAAATGTGCGTAGCTTTGTTGCCATCTTATTATCCTTAGAACAATTTCTTGGTTTCGTTGTATACTTTAGATGTAGACGCTTTCTTAAATCTCTGCACGGGCAATAAAACCGCAATCACCCATTCATCTGGAGTAACAACACGAATTTGAGATTTCAAATGACCATACAGATATCTTTTAACGACAGCTTTTGCCATAGGTATACCACTAGCCCGTGCATAGCTAACTCTAAGTTTATCTGCTGAACTATATTCATTTCCCTCTGGTATGCTATTAAGTTTATCAAGCAACCTAACTCTTAGGGGTATTGGTAGATAATGAAAGTTCAATCCTAGAAATCCATCACTGTAACTTTCCAGTGGAAGGACCAGTGGGAAAGTGTCATAGTATGGCAGAGTTTTCTTGTACTTAGGATCATAGACAAACATATTTAGATTGAATGGTGATGGTTTGCCTAATCTTCTACCATCTCTAATTAAATCTAATGCGCCAGGTTTACCAAACTCTCGTATTTTGTCTCGATACCAGTTAATTGATTTTGGTGCGTCCTTTGTAGCGTCTTGAACGCTTTGTATGAAATTATCAACCATAAGATTATTTATAACGAATACCTAAATCGTCCTCTGTCATTATCTTAAATTCCATTCCATTGTCTTTACACCATTCATTAGCATACTTCCACTTTGCACTATTCACACCCCAAGTCTTTACCTCATTCAAATACCTCTTGGTTTTTCTTTGTGGCTCTTTTGGGGGTTTCGTCTGTTTCTTGGGTTTTACCTCAATGATGAGTTTTTTGGTGGTGCCACCGTGTTGTTTTATTTTGATATAGAAATCTGGGAAGTAACGATGTATGCGCCCATCCCAAGGTGACTTGTATGGTATTACTATTTCCTCACTGCCCCATTCCATAATCGATTCACTATGGTCACAATACACCATAAACTTACGCTCCCAGAGAGAACGATAAATTATATTGTGTGGATTGCCCCTATATTTTGAGGGATTGTTTGGAGTATATCTACCTTTGTATGCCATGATGTATAAATACTTTAAATGATATAAGGATTATTTAGTATGCCCTCAACATTAACCCCTTTAAGAAATAAAAGCACTGTCGCAGGAAGCTTCTCTAAAACGGCACAGAGTCCTAAAGGTCTAAACAGAGCATCATCTCTTAGTTCTCCCGCCGTAGTCGGCTCACGGGCTCAACAAGGAGTGGGGCCTGGTGGTATTCTTCAATATCCACTTGACCTTGGCACAGAAGGCAATAGTCATTTCATTTTATTTCATGCTAAAAAAATGACAGCACCAGAACTGAGCTTTGATAATAAAGATATTGATAAGACTAGAGAAGCTATAAGCAATATAACAAAAAAAGTCGGTGGAAAATTTGATAAAACCTCAGGGCTGCAAGGAAAGTCTGCGCCTGCCGTTAGAGAAACTCTCATTAAGAATGCGACAGGAGAATTACAAAAAAAACTATCAGCCAAAGTGCTCTCTAGAAACACTGGCGCAGGCAGTGGAAAATCAATACGAGAGCTTATTACTGACTCAGGAAGTATACAAACAGTAAAGAGTATTGCTTTACATTTTCCACCATCAATTCAACAGTCATATGACTTGAAATATAATGAGCAGTCAATTTCTCCTCAAGCTGCATTTGGTGCATCAATCATAGCAGCATTTGTAGCTCAAGGAGCAACACCCGCTGCATTCAGTAGCATAGTTGATCCAGCTTACAACCTTTTTAAAAACATGGTAAACAGATCAGGATTGGCTGCATTAGATACAGTTGCGCCAGGGACTTCAACTTTCTATAGTTTGAATAGGGGAAAAGTATTCGCTCCAAAAATGGAGGTAATGTTTGAAGGAATAGGCAAAAGGAATTTTTCATATAGTTTTATCTTTAACCCCTCATCTGAGGAAGAAGCTGAAGAAGTTCATAGAATAATCACAGCATTTAGGTATCATGCTGCTGCTGATTTTGCAAATGAAACCAGTGCGTTTGGTTTTGAGTTAACAATACCTGATGTTTTTGATATAGAATACTATACAAACAACAATCAAGAAAATGGATATTTACATAAAATAGGAACTTGTTCGCTTGAGAAAGTAGATGTTACATACGGTGGAGATAAATTGACTTGGCATCCCACAACGAATGATGGTGCTCCGCCTACAAAAACAACCATGACATTAAATTTTAGAGAGCTAAGAACAGTTACGAAAGCCGCTATCGAACAGGGATTTTAAAAAATGTATTTTGCAAATTTTCCTTTTATATTTTACGACTCTGTCGGTAATTTTGATTTTAAGGTTGTAACCAATCTTTTAAGAAGAGTTGCGTTGAAAGTTAACCTTAGAGGGGATACGCTGGTCTTTGACACCTATGATGTTAGAGATGGTGAATCACCAGAAATTCTTGCCCATAAGCTTTATGGTAATTCAGAATTGCACTGGATAATTCTTCTAATAAACAATATCACTGATAGGTATCATCAATGGCCAAAACCATACATACAGCATCTATCGTATTTAAATAGCAAATATCCAACAGCAGCAAAACTAAATGCTCTGCATCACTATGAGATATCGCAAACCTCTGGTGACACTACAATTAAAATTGATATTGGAAAAGACAATACAGATTTTCCAAGTGCGACTGCAATAAGCAATGTTGAATTTGAGGATGATCTACAAACCAAACAAAGGTCAATCCGTTTATTGGACCCATCATATCTACCACAATTTATTGAGGAATTTGAAGAGATTATGCAAGAAAGTGCGATTTAATGGCATTAGCAATTAAGAATAAAATTCAAAAAGCAGGTAGTTATGTCGTGGACAAAGCTGAACTGATTACTTCAGCAGGCGTCAAAGAGAATTTGATTGGCGCTTTTGTGCATATCCAATTTTATGAAGATATAGAGAGTGGTAGTATAACTGGGCAATGTCTACTCAATGATTTGGTTGACATATCTACACTTGGTCCAATTATCGGACAAGAATATCTTCGATTAAAATTAAAAACAAATACCTCCAAAGAATCAGATGAGTCGATTTATGATTTTACAGAAAATATGCTATTGGTAAATTCTTTAAAGGTGTCAGTACCATTGGCAAGTGGAAACAAAATGTTATTGATAGATTTTTCTACTTCAGATGTGCAGAAGGATCAAAGAACTAGAATAAATCAGAGTTACACTGGATCGTTTTCTGATATATTTAAGAGAATTATGAGAGATCATTTAAATTCAAAAAAGAAATTATATGTAGAACCTTCAAATGGTGTTAAGAAAATAGTGGTTCCGTATCTCAGTCCCTTTGAAACAATCAGTATGATGAAGAGACAAGCTGTCACCGCCCGTGATGGATCACCAACTTATATGTTTTTTGAAGATTTTAAGGGATATCACTTCAGAAGTTTATCAAGCATGTATGTTCAACCTACGAGTTTTACCTATGAAGCTTCGGTGGCTGGTACTAAATCAATCGACTCAGAACAAACTTTGAGAGGACGGGATTTAAAAAGTGCCCCAGCTTTTGATTTAGCAACAGTTATTTCTACTAATGTAGGAAATATTGGTGATTCTGCTGCGGGACAAAGGTTGGGCGCTTTTGGCTCTCAATTATTATCTTATGATACATACACCAGAAGACATGAAACAACGATATACAACTATTTAGATAATTTCAAATTTGAAACTCATGTTCAAGCTGGCAATGGTGGTGATGTCACCGACTTTCCATTTATATCTGAAACACCAATAGATGAGAATCAGACTCGTATAAGCGATTTCCCCGCAAGAAGATATTTCGCTCCAAATGCAAATTTTGTTGATAATGATAATAATTATACTGATCGATCAGTTTTGCATGACGAACACGGCAGATTTGTTTATAGCGCAACACGGCCTGAAACATGGATACAAAGAAGAGAGTCTCAACTCTATCAGTTAAAAAAAGGTATTAGTTGCACGATAAACACGAACGGCAATACTCTTGTAGATTGTGGTGATGTGGTTGAATTCAATATGCCAGCCACAGCAGCAGTGAAAGCTAGAGATAATGAGAAATATGATTTTTTCTATAGGGGAAGATTTTTGGTGCGTAGGGTGGTACATAATTTTGATTTTGGTTCACAAAAACACGAATCCACAATGACACTAATAAAAGACTCTCTAATGGAAGAATTAGCATCAGTTGATGAAAGTTTAGAGACTAAACCACAAGACAATGATATAGTAATAGAAGATTTCTATACTAACAATGAAGAAGAATAACACACGAAAGGAGTAGTATTAACTTAATTATCATGCCAACAACATATCATAAAAAGGAAGAAAAAATGGCCAGAACAAGAAATCGTATCAAAAAAATGAACTTTCAAATTCAAGAGCGAAGAGTAGAAGAACTAACTCCACTTTCAGATGATGATAAATACATTATAGCGATGGCAGGATATCAAAAGCTAATAGGAAAAGATTATGAAGACATTCCAAGATTTACAAGAGGGACTACAAGACCCTAACATATTCAAAGCGTTCTTTCTAGCTGGTGGACCTGGCAGCGGTAAGTCATTCGTTGTCAGGAAAACCACTGGTGGAACAGGATTGCGTATCGTCAACTCTGATGACATTTTTGAGAAGTATCTCAAGGACGCCGGACTTGAAATGGACATGCGAACCACAAGAGCAGAACGTGAGGAAGAAGAACGTGATAAGTTAAGAGATAGGGCAAAAACCATAACCAAGAAGAAACGAGATAATTATGTCGAGGGACGCCTTGGCCTAGTTATTGATGGCACTGGTAAGGACTATGACAAGATTACAAAACAGTCTACTGAGCTTAAACAATTGGGTTATGATACATATATGATATTTGTCAACACCACTTTAGATGTTGCTCTTGTTCGTAATGTAGAACGTGAGCGTAGTGTGTCAGATTCAGTTGCAACCAAGTCATGGAAACAAGTGCAGAGTAACTTGGGTAAGTTCAGTCAACACTTTCAAGGTAACTTGGTCATCGTGGATAACAACGATGAAAAGGAAGATGATGGCACTATCTTCAATAACATATTCGTTCAAATTAGAAAATTGCTCAGAAAGAAAGTGACGAGCCCCACAGCAAAGGCGTGGATTAGAAATGAAATGGAACTAAGGGGTATCACCAGAGCACCATCTGGTAGAAATGTTGGTAGATTTGGCGGACAGCCGGGTGCAAAACCAAAAGGTGGATTGCCGGGTTCTGGTGGCTTCAAAGTGAAGATGGGTAGAAAAAGACCTAAAACTGGTAGATACGCAAAAAAATAACTTGACAATATCATCTAAATGTGCGATACTATAATAATGATGATAAAACTTACAGGTATAACGAACCACGGCAAGAACCGTGTTCGTGAGCATGGTGACCTCTGGGAAGTCCTAGAGTTGCCTACAGGTGTGATAAAAATGTCACACAAACCCCCCTTTCCCCCCATAAAATCAGTCAAAACAGGCGAAGAGAGATGGCTAGATGATGTCAATTTTTCTTGGATTCCCGAAAGATTTTAGTTGACAAGCCCTGTTTCGTATGCAATAATGTATATAGTGATGATGAGAAAAGAGGTTGATATGACTACGAACACCGCTGAATATGCAAAAAAGTGGCGCTCTGATAATCGGGAAAAAGTATTGGAGTCCAAAAAACGCTATCGCAACTCCGAAAAGGGCCGTGCTGCAAGGAAACGCTATCTTGAAGAGAACAAGGAAAAAATTTGTGCTGCAACGGCAGCGTGGAGAAAGAAGAACTCCGAAAAGGTTCGTGCGTATGGTGCCAAGTACAGAGATGCGAAACGTCTTGAGAGAGAATATGCCGAGTGGGATGACACTCTTCGTGAATTGGGTTACGCCGACCTAATTAAAGCTTGACAAACCCTGTACCATATGGTACTATTAATTATAGTGAGAAACAAAAGAGGTTATTGATATGACTGTTCATGTAAAAGACGCTTCTAAGTCGGTTCTGTCTGGTCTTGGCAAGATGAAAGCTGCCATGATTGAGGACTATGCGAAGTTCATGCCCCCTACCAAGTCGGACACTACGGCAAAGATGAACAAAGAGTATGCAGAGAACTTCACCATCAAATACGGTAAGAAGTATATCAAGATTGTGTCAGATGGCGGTGGTGTAAAAGCCTTCGTTGTCGGTGTTGAAAATGACAAGAGGTTCAAGTTGGGTGATATTCTGTTGCCTGCTGGTTACAACGCTCCTGCTCGGAACTTTGCTCGTGGGAATATCCTTGATGGTGATTATACTATTGCTTGGACCGGCGCTTTATATGCCGGTGGCACCCCAAGGTAAATGGGGGTCATTTTCCCCTTGACAATACTCCTTGAGTATGGTATAGTTAGTTATAGTGAGAAATAAAGAGAGAAATGAAATGGCATATGTAAGCAAAGAAGACAAGAAGACCCTCGCTCCTGCGATTAAGAAGGTTCTTGCCGAATACGGTGTGAAGGGAACCATCAAGGTTAACCATCACAGCACTCTGGTTGTGACCCTTCGGAAGGTTCCTGCTGGACTCTTCACCCCGAAAGAGATTGCCGATGGTGATGTGAACGTCTACCACATTGATACGTTCTTTGAGGGAACTGCCAAGAAGTTTCTGAACAAACTGTTGGACGCCATGAAGGGTCCGAAATACTTCAACAACGATGATGCGATGACTGACTATTTTCATCGGAGTCATTATACCGATATCAAGATTGGTGAGTGGAACAAACCTGTGGAGATTTTATAATGGAAAAGATTGACGCATTAACGAAGACCCTGCTCTATGAAAAGGCTGCGGTGATACACGCAGCCTTTGAGGACGCACCTACCACGGTTGCGTTTGTAGAGGTTGAGAAGACTGCTTCTGATACGAGTAAGTTAGAAACCGCTTTCATGTTGACCAACAGCATCAATGATGGTTGGTGGAACAACGAAGGTATTACCACGATGTTCGATGGTAAGACTTGTCGGAGCACCAGTGTCGGTGATATGATATTGCTTGAGAATGGTAAGAAGTTTAAGTGTGAAATTTTTGGATGGAAGGAAGTTTAATGATATTTTCTGTTTTAAACAGTGAAACAGTATCAACAAGTGGTACGTCTTTGGTAGGAACCGTCAGAACGACCTATGGCGAACTTGTAGAAAAGTTTGACGAACCAACTTATACATATGGT